TTTTAGGCACGGCGACTATCGCCTGTGTCTGGTGTCGGGTCACCACTCTTGTCTCTCCCGATAGGATCATGCAGCAAGCTTGGTGAAAGCATCATGCTCAATCAATGCAGACACCTCAAACTCCCGCTTCAACATGCTTTGTGCTTTATGATCCCCGCCTGTATCATTCAAAGCAAAGGTATCTTCATGGCTGGCATAGTTAGTGAAGGTACTATACACAGTCCACAAGGTGTTACCCCTTATCGCTGCTTCAGAATGATATATTTCTAACATCTTCGGGGCTTTTCGTACACCAAACATAGCTCCAAACAATTCTTGTGCTTGGTGCTCTGATATAGTACGAGATGCCCATGCTTGGTACATCTTAGCCCTTTCATAGAATACTTCTAAGGACTGTTCGATTTCTTCTACGAAGGCATTCATATCGAATCGCTTTGTGTTCTTCCTTCGTACTCTATCGTATTCTCCTGTTATCGTACCGTTTGAACAGAAGAAATCAATCCCACCGAACAAACCGTTGTTACTGGTCAACCCATCAACGCCATGCCATGTGATATGACGCAACCCCATTTCGGTCTTGTGCTTGTAGGTAGTAATAGGAACCCGAATAGACGGGAACACAGTCTCCTGCAATGCCCAAGCACCATGTCTGGCAGTCTTGTACGTCACTTCCAGCCGGTCAAGATGACCAGCAGGTAGCATTTTCTGTAGCATGTCTTGCTGTTTCTTGAAGAAGGTAACGTGGGGAGTAAACCTTTCTCCCGCAAGTATCTCCTCGTTCCCAGCATTCTTAAATGGGTATTCATGACCAACGATACCTAGTCCACGGGTTTTGTTGCCCTCTGCATCCAAGGCATAGATAGCCTTCTTATCAGGGAACATATCAATATTGCCCCATGTCATAGGAATGTCTACTTTTGAACCTGTCAGGGTGAAAGGATCAGAAGCAGTTTCGTTGCTTAGATAATGTATATTCATATCATTCTCCTTTGTTGTGATAACCTATAAATAAAGGATCATATAACTTTTGTCAACCCCTTATTTATATTATTTTACTCATGCAACATTCCACTTCTTCTTCAACTCAGGGTGGTTGTTATCCAACCAGTATTCTATATACCGATTGAATTTGCTACCAAGGTTTCTGTTTCTAATTGCTTGTGCTTTCTTAGCTTCTCGCAATGTCAACTCATTATGATACCTAAGTTTGCCAGACCATCCGCCTTGTCCAGCGTGGATGGTTTTGATTTTACCTAGACTTGCGTAGGTATGTAGTGTCTGTATAGGCACCCCGAATTGCTTTGATGCCATCTTGAATGTCAACCGGATATCTTCCGGTGTCAGATACTTTTCTTCCGGTATACTGAATGTCTTAGTTTTCATGTGGTGTTCCTCTTCCTAATGTTTCGGGTAACTTATGTTGGGGATAGTTTCATCCCAACATTTCCTACAAGGTCCGCACTTGCCTTCCCTTGTGTACGCTGTACATTCTTCACCTATATATTCAGTTCCAGGCTCATGTACTGTGCTGGTCAAGTGCCAGCGATTAGTAGCTTTGCCGTTCACTTTCGTACCGCTAACTCTTATAACAATGTTATCAGGTATAGTATCCTTGCCGTATTTCTTTACAAAATCATATAGCAATTTGGCTTCCTTCGTAGGCAACCAATACTTGACGCTTGGCGTAGCTTTTGCTACCTTCAAGATGTTAAGCAAATGCAGCAGGGATTGTAAGTCCCCAGCGTCATGCCATCTAAAGTATTCTTCCTTCGCATGAAGGATTAGCCGCACCATAGCCATAACCCAATGTTTGTGGTATAATGATGCTAATCGCTTCTGTTGTGATTTAGCTACACTAGGGAAAGTGTAGTTCCCCTTTAGTGCGTAGCATTCATAGCACACAGTACCTAATAGCTTGGCTAGGATACTGCCCACCTTGCAGGATACTGCCGGAATACCATATGACTTTCCAGGCATCTTGCTTGGATTGCCTAGTGTCCCGGCAATATCCCTTGCCGCTTTTAGCGTCATAGTCATTTAGTTTTAGTCTCCTTCTTAACCGTTGCATTCCTATGCCATTTAGACCAAGCAATCCTTTCGGCTTCCAGTCTAATTTTTAAGTCACGTATTTTCTTTTGTTTTTTAGTCATATCATATATTCCCTTTCCTTATGTGATATAGTAAGGGGGTCTTATATTTTCAAGGTCTTATTGTATAATACCCTGATCTGAGGACGGGAATGTGGCGTTTCTACGCTTTCTTCACCTCGTATATCCACAACAGCCTTGGCCCTTTTGTGAAAGGGTAGGCCGGTGTTATAGTACCTATAGACCTTGCCTGTATTCAGCACCCACCCACGAGCGGTGCGGTAAATGTTCCACCGGGACTTGTGCTGGCGTTCCCGGTATATGTCAGCCGTTAAGGCTTTCAGCTTCGTTCTCATTTCGTTCTCCTATTGGTTGCAGTGTTTTAGTACTACGCTACGCACTTCATTATACACATACTCTTCTTCCCATAGCGGAAACTCCTCAGCCGCTAGGGCCTGGATGTTTCGCAGGGTCCAGCCGATAGATGGCTTGGCCGCATGGATTTTGTCCATGGTGAAGTCCCTAATAGCGACTAGACCATAGACCCGGTTTTCCTTAAAATAAGAGAAGTCGGTCATCCGAAGATACCTCCAGTTAACATCCGCTTCGCATTAGGCAGGGTGGGACGGCACCCATATGTAACCTGCACTATGCAGGCGCAAGCTTCCGCTTAACCTTGTTTGCCATGGGCCTCGCAAGATCAGACCGGCTAGAATAACCTAACATGTTCCGCCAATGGCGGTCGATATGGTGCCGCTTTTGACGTGCGGCCCGCTTTTCTTTACGAGACATAATAGCCTCTCCTATCGCCCGCATTAGGGGGGCGTCCCTTGGCCCGTGTGGCCCTTTTCAACTACACAATAGATATAAGAACTGAAAACAGATAATGAAGCAGCACTACTGACCTATATGTCGTTTTTTTTGCAAATATCTGCTAAGTCATTGAAAACATTAGGAAACAAAATTCATGTTCCTATTCTGTTCCTTGTGTGCAGTGCAGCATAAGAAGGGGGGGCGTTGTGCAGTGCAGCATAAGGGGGGGATGGTGCAGTGCAATATATTATGCGGCAGTGCAACATATTGTATGGTGCAGTGCAATATATAGGGATGCTATTGATATATAACAGGTAAACATATATCGGATTGATATACTCCACCCGAACATATACCCGGCCATGCCCCCCTTACTTGCGAGCCATTATCATTACACATAGGGAACGAGGCAGGAAAAGTGTACATATAAACATATCTTTATATCAGCCTACCCTAATGTTATATTAATTCCACAGTGCAGTACACGGGGGCGTACATATAAACATATATATATATTAATTTGTTCTAATGTAAGGGGGGGAAGGGAAGGGGCAGGGGGGGTAGTCCTACTATTATATACACAGATGCTCAAAATTTACTAATTTCAAACCCTTATGTGTACTAATATGTTGATTTAATTAAAGAAATAATAATTGGCAATCCTATAGTATACTATAAGTACCCTATAGGATAAAATAATAATAGAAATCCTATAGAATACTGTATAGGGTACTGTATAGGGTACTGTATAGGGTACTATATGGGGGCCGGTAGGTAGTTAATTACTATTATACACCTGAAACGGCATGTTGTCAAGTACTTTTTTCATCCTATTGGTAACCTATTGATTATATTAAACATTATTTTTAAGAAAAGTTGGGTAAAAAGACGTTGAAAAAAGTTTCTTACACACCTATAGTAACCTATTGATTGTATTAGAGTATTTTTTAGCATGTAAGTTTCTGTTAATCGTTGCTCAGTAACCGTATTTTTCCTAAAAAGAAAGCATAATTAAATCAATGACTTACAAAATAGTTAAATTTTATACTTGACAAAATCGTCAGGAGCGTTATAATATATATATATAAACTAAAAAAGGTTTTCTAATGCAAGCACTAACCAAGAAGACGCTTACAGAAAAACAAGAAGCTTTTTTGGAGCATCTTTTTACTTCTGGCGGCAATGTCATTGAATCTTTAGATATTGCGGGGTATCATCCTAGCTCTCGTAGCAATGTAATGCATTCTTTACGGGAAGAAATCATCGCCCGTACAAGAACACAGTTAGCAACTGCAACTGTGAAATCCTCTCGTAGACTAGAAGAGGCTTTAGATGCAGACGGCTCTATCCCTACAAGTCAAATGGAGCTAAGATTAAGAGCGGCTACAGATATTCTGGACAGAACAGGAATTAGTAAGAAACAAGAAATTGATGTTAAAGCAGAGATTGTGCATGGCGTAGTATTTCTCCCTCCTAAACAAGAAGAGATTGTTATAGAACATAATGAGTGATGAAGAAATAAAAAAGAAACGCTCTTATCACGTAAGTAGGAAAGTACAAGCCCAACGTAAGACACAAAAGCAAATTACTGCACAAAAAAATAAAGTAAAAGCGTTAGAGAAAAAGCTAAAGAAACAAAAAGATAATGTACCAAAGGATAAAGGCGTCTTAGATACAGAAAAACACGTAGTATCTGAAGATTCCGAAATTTTATTCAGGCCGAACGATGGCCCTCAATATACTTTCCTCGCTGCCCCTGAAAAAGAAGTACTATACGGTGGGGCAGCGGGTGGCGGAAAGTCCTACGCAATGCTAATGGACCTTCTTAGGTACGCTACTAATGGAAACCATCGTGCACTGCTTTTACGTAGAACTCTTGCTGAACTAACAGAGCTTATCGATAAGAGTAAACAGGTTTATCCAAGAGCTTTTCCTTCTGCTAGGTTCAAAGAATCTACTAAGACTTGGGTATTCCCTTCTGGTGCTACTGCGCTCTTCAGTTATGTAGATCAAGATGATGATGTATACAGATATCAAGGACAATCTTTTAGTTGGATTGGTATAGATGAATTAGGACACTATCCAACACCGTATGTATGGAACTATCTTCGCTCTCGCTTACGTACTACTGATCCAAGTATTACTACTTATATGAGAGCAACAGCCAACCCCGGTGGTGTAGGGGGTTGGTGGATTAAGAAAATGTTTATCGACCCTGCCCCACCAGATGTATCTTTTCACGCTACTGATATTGATACCGGAAATGCACTGACATATGGTAAAGGGCATGAAAAAGAGGGACAAGCGTTATTTAGCCGAAAGTTCATCCCTGCTCGTTTAACAGATAACCCTTACTTAATGCAGGATGGAACATACGAAGCTATGCTTCTCTCTCTTCCTGAAGTACAGCGTAAAAGATTACTAGAAGGTGATTGGACAGTTGCTGAAGGTGCGGCCTTTAGTGAGTTCAGTCAGCAGATGCACGTAGTTGATCCTGTAGAAATGCCTTACAACTGGATCAGAATCCGTGCTTGTGACTATGGCTTTAGTAGTCCTTCTTGTGTTCTTTGGGGTGCAGTGGATTGGGACGGTTGTATCTGGATATACAGAGAACTGTACCAAACTAAGTTAACAGCAGAAAATCTAGCAGATACTATTCTTGCTTTAGAATCTAATGATCCCGATATGTACCTATCCGTGCTTGATAAGTCTTGTTGGAACAGAACTGGAACTGGTAGAAGTATAGCGATGACTATGATTGAAAAAGGTCTTCGCTGGATTCCTTCTAATTCAGATAGAATGCAAGGAAAACAAGAGATACACAAAAGATTACAATTAGACGATGCAGCACAACCTCGTATTAGAATCCTCAGTACCTGTACTAACTTAATACGAACCCTTCCTTCACTACCAATGAGCAAGACTAATAGTGAAGATGTGGATACCAAAGCAGAAGATCATGCTTATGATGCTCTTCGTTATATGTTAATGACACAACAAAGCAATAGACCTTTTATTCCTTCTTTCTTTAGAGGGGCGCAACAAACACACCAGATAAACGATCAAGTATTTGGGTACTAGGAGAAGATAATGGTAGACAAGTCAATCGCAAAAAGTATATACGACAAAGTATCGAAGGATGACCGTTCAATCATGAAAATGGTTGTTGACTATTTTTCAAACCCGGATCACAAAAATAAATCGATTGCGAAAATGATCGTAGACCTTTTGAGTAATAATCCAGGCGCAACTGTTACGAAAAAAGCTCTTACAAAAGCGGCTAAGCAAGCCAAGTCTGCTGTCGTGGTTACCGAAGATAAGAAAGCGCAGTCCGCCCCACCCAAACCAACTGGGGGTTTAGCTACCCGTGAACTTAATAAAGCAGAACGGGATACACTTAAAAGAAATATAGCTAAAGACAAAAGATTGAGAGAAGAAAATAAAAATATAGATAAGGCACTTAGCACACCACTACCGGCTAAAAACATTTCCGAAGCGAAACCAGTAGTATCT